CTAAACAATGACCATAGCCCAGCGGTTATTAAATCAACTACGCAATTGCCAAAGGGAACAAATGTAATTGTTGGTTTCATTGCTGGGTATAACGTAGACGAATACAACGCGGCATTAGTGCCTATGGATTTATGGGCAGCGATCCTTATATGGGTTTGCGATAAATACGAGAATAGGGAAATCACAGGAACAAATACAAGCGAACTACCGAACGGCTTTGAGGCTTTAATAAAACTTCACGGCTTATCAACGGTATAGGGGATAGAAAAGAATGAGTTTACAAAGATTTGACGGAACTATGGGTTATGCCATAGACACCGCAACAAGAAAATTACACCTTGTCACAGTCGGCTATGATGAATACGGCGGAGAAACAGTTACCGATTTAGGGGCGGTTATCCACGATACAGATATTGCATTAGCAAACGCCACGATTGACGTAGGCGAAATGGGCATATTGAATGCTGCTAACACACAAATCAACCCAGCAAAAGAAGACGGCAACCTTGCGGCGATCCTCACGGCATTGCAGACAGCGAACGGCAACGGCTTGACGTTCTCTTGCGTTGCCATTGCACAAGGGGCGACGGCGGGAACAACTCACTTGAAAGCGGCGGTTACAAGCAACTACCTACGTTTACACGCATTGATAGGAACGGTTGCCGCAGCGGGCACCGTGACCATTCAAGACACGTCTAGCACTCCGGTAGTAATGGTAGGCGGAATGACCTTTGCTCAAAATGGCGGTTGCGTTATTCCGTTCAATGCAGACGCAAGGGCTTGCACAGTGACAACGGTAGGCAAGGGAATCGACCTTGTGACTAGCGGAATGGGTTGCGGCTTTAATGGCTATGCAATAGTCAGTCAGGCGACTTCGTAATTATGGAATACAACGGAATACAATATGATCCACTTTCCGATGACGGAACAACGTTAAGTTACAACGTCCATTTACAAGACGGCGACGTTACCGTTATTGTTGCAATTAGGGACGGTTTCGATAGTCAAAGGCAATTGGAATTAACGATTGAAGGGTTATTGAACTAATGACTTTCATAGATACATTTGATACTTACGATAGCGGTTTCCCAAACACAGGCGATTTAGGACAATGGGATAGTGCAGTTTCGCCAACAACTTATTTGCACGAATACGCGACAGGCCACGATGGAAAGTGTTTGCGAATAGGGGCAAATAGCACTGGCAATAGTTACTTGCTTAAGAATCTTGATTTGTCTAGCGGATACAACGGAGGGGTTGCCATTGGTTTTTGGTGGCTACCTAACTTTGCACCTAATAACAGCACGGCGAAATCAGCAATGTTATTTTCACTGTCTGATAATTCCTTATGCAGTTGTAGGGTAAACTATCAAGCAACCAATACGGGAACTTCGCAAATCAAAGCAACGTTCATTGGCAATAGTTGTACTTTCGCTCCTACCTTTAATTGGAATACAACAACCTATCCGATGGACGGAAACCATTGGTATTGGCTTTCGTTTCTGATTAGTTGGGGCGTGCCGGGGCAATATCAACAAGTATTATTTAATGCAACAACGGCAGATGATTTTACGTTAAGCGGGTTGCCGTGGATACTATCGAACACGAATGGCGACGGCAACGGAAATCCTACACAATATCTAATGCCATTTACCGAAAGTCAATTAGCGACAACACAGTTTATCATAGGTGCAAAGAGCGGACTAGCGACAGGACTAAACGGAACACACTACATAGATACGATCTTTATAAACAATTACGGCAGCGGTTTTATTCCGCCAATTATATTTACGATTGCAAGCAATCCGCCAAGTATGACACTATTAGGTATTGGTTAATATGGCATACAATCCGCGAACAATAAGAGCGGGCGAACTACGCCACAGAATAACGATCAACGGTATTACAAGGGGAACACCTTTGGCAACGGGGGAAAAACCGATGATAGAAACTTCTATCGCTACCGTATGGGCAAAGGTCGAATCGTTAAGCGGTCGAATGGGCGAGATAGCAAAAGGTATGTATCCAACGGCAACCGACAGGATCGAAATGCGATATTTTCCAAACTTGACGATTACTAATAATAGCGTCGTTTTCGGAACAAGACGATTTGCGATTAACAACATAAACGACGTTGATAATATCCACAAGAAAATGATATTGACAGTAACGGAAACCTTAAAGCCAATGACAGAGAATACAGTCAGTGCCTAACGATATGATACAACTTGAAGGGCTTGAACGTGTCAAAGACGCATTCACAAAACTAGATATTAAGGTGCAACGCAAGGTAGCACGTAAGGCATTAAGAGCGGGTGCCAAGATGTTGAAACAAGTAATACAAATGGCCGCTCCAGTAGGCAAGACGGGTCTATTGAAAAAGAACGTTAAGGTTAGGGGCGGTAGAGCAAACCATAGGGGCGATGTTGCGGTAGTGGTAGGCGTAGGAAAGAAATGGTTTCAAGGCAATACGTTTTACGCTGGGTTTATTGAGTTTGGGCATAAGATAGGCCCGCGAGAATTAGGGGATAACAGAAAAGAATATCCCGCACACGATTTTATCAAAGCACCTTTTGAAGCAAACCAACACGCGGCATTAAACGATATTGTAGATGAAATGATATCACAAATGGATAAGGCGGCACAAGAATCGAAATGATAGGCAACGCGATAGTATGGAAGTTGAAAAATGATACCGCCGTTAGTGCGGCAGTAGGCGATAATATATTTCCGCACAATGCACCGATGGATATTAATGTTATGCCGCAAATCCTTTACGAGTTTAAGACGCCTACGGCAGAGATCAATTATTCAGGTGCAACAGGGCTATACAGTATGGAAGTGTCCATCTATTGCGTAGGCAAGTTGTATTCAGACGCACAAGCATTAGCACGATTAGTATTAGTGGCATTACAAGGGCAAGGCGGTTTATGGGATACTATCAATGTTGATAATTGTATCTTTCAAGACTACGCCGAAGACAACAATATGAATCCTAACGATCCAAACGACATTTTATTTTACGTGTGCGAACCGACATTTATTGTATGGTTCAAACTATAAGGGGAAAGAGCAATGACAACACCAGCAGTATATCCATTCACGGGCAAAGGAACACAGTTAGCATATAGCACAGACGGAACAACATATACCGCCGTTGCTAAATTGAAAGACGTTAAGACACCTAAACTATCAGTAGGCAAAGCCGAAAGTGTGACCTACGGAACAATCATACAAACGCCAGTAGCGGGCAACATTACTTTGGGCGAATGCGATTTTGAAATTGAATACGAGAAATCAGCCTATGCCGCAATCGTGGCATTAGTAAGAACTACTTTACAATGGAAGATTACTTATCCTGATTTATCAACAGAATTGTTCAGCGGTTTCTTATCAGAAATTGAGGGCGATAACCCTGATAGCGGCGTTCCTACTCGTAAGGGAAAGATTGCTATTACTGATTTGCCGACATTTGATCCATACGTTTCGTAATAACATACGTTTCATAATAAGGGGAAAGTAAATGAGCATACGCGATAGCATTCTATCAGCAAAGGATAGCGAACTACGCCCAGTTAAAGTAGACGAATGGGGTTGCACTGTATACATAAAGAATATGAGTGGTGCCGAACGCGATGCGTTTGAAACTTCAATCGTATCAACACGCAAAGTAGGCGGAAAGAAAACAAGAGAAATTGACACCGTTAATTTTAGGGCAAGATATCTTGTTAAGACAATCGCCGATGAAAATGGGCAAAGGGTTTTCACAGACGAAGAGGCGGATCAACTAGGTGCAAAGAACGCAAAGGTTGTTGCACGGTTGTTTGACATTGCACAAGAAGTAAACGGACTATCCGATAAGGACGTGGAAGAGCTAGAAAAAAACTAGCAAGCAACGCTAATAGGCGGTTCTATTTTAGATTAGCGTTGCATTGTGGTTATCCGCACCCTGATTTGATGTTCAAACAGTTTCCTTCGTTTAACTCACGGCAGATAACGGAAGCGATGGCTTACGAGCAAATAGAACCGTATGGCGAATATAAGGCAGACTTACGAGCGGGTATTATTTCGGCAACAATAGCGAATGCGATGAGATCGGAAGATACCGCACCTTACGCAC